AATAATTATTCATGTATATATTCCAGACTACAGGCCCTATGAAAAAATCACAGAGACAAATGAAAAGATAAACAAGTCCTGCCCAATCTCTCCAATGTCTGTTGATTGTTTTATTAATCTCCATGCACTTATTTAGATAAAATAATCTTCAATGTCTGGCTTTCTGCACCACAACTTTTACCAACTCCTCCCCAATTCTTATTTGAAATCAATGGTCTTATTACATATCCTGCCTGTCTACATTGACAATCTCTAGTAGATACTGGGAATGCTGAGATTTCGTTACCCCAACCACATCTACCGATTGTCCAGTACATTCCATTACAAAACTTACCTTGAAATTCATAAGATGCATTGTCCATATTTTCAGATATATCACCGATTATAGTTTTATTGTCACACCATGTCATATTGTCTGGATTGCCTATGGAAATGTTATCCCAGATGTAATGAGAAGCATTATCCCAAAAGTCTATATAGGTTTGTTTCTGAGTTTGAGTAGCCGACACATTATATGTGAAATTATCAGACCATGAAAATATTGTTGTGACTGTTGTTTCTATCGTTTCATTATCAATCGTTTCAACCTCTTCAACAGGATAATCAGGATTGATAGAAACAGGAATAGTAACAGTGGTGGTTCTAGGGCTATTATGGTAAACAGTAAAAGGTGGGGAAGTTCCAGATTCATAATGTAGTTGTGGATGGTCAAAAGTATAGTTTTTGTAATTTACTTCTAATTGTACATCAACTGGTGCCATTATAGTACCAGTCATGTTCTCATCAAGTTCTGTCTGATCATATACATTCTTCCGAATAAAATCCGTCAAATCTATGTGATGTTTCTGGACTAAGACAGGTCTACCTGTTCTGAAATTTGCTTCTGGATATTCTTGTTGTCTGGGATGTTCATAATTTAATGTAACTTTGATATCTTTTTCTTCTTCACCTAAGCAACTGAAATTAATTATACTTATAAATGCGGTCCACAACACGAATTTTGCTAGTGCCGTGATCATAGATGTATGCTTCCTTCATTGGGCCATCTATGTGCTTGTCCCAATAATCTAAAAATTCTGTTATTCTTGGATAGTCAGGTAGACGATCCTCTGTTTGCCATATAAACTCGTTCACCAAACTCCAATAATCTGGAATATAATATACTACTTGTACAGATGCTATTGTCCACTTTTTGAATATAATTTCTGTCAAACTATACCTTCATCTAGAACGAAACTCTAAAATCCCTTTTAGTCTAAACATCTTCTTTTCTTTGTACTCGGGATTTTTGATCATGTCGTTAGTTTGGGCAGGCATTACCCCTTTTTTATGTGATATAGTGATATGGGCTTGACCAGAATCTTGTCGTTTCAATCCTTGAATACTAACAAGTAAAGCATCTATTTCTCTATTTGCAAGATACATGTTTGCTTGTATTGAATATTTTCTACCAATTAAACTGTCTAAAACTCCTGCAATTTGTTCTGTTGGTTGATATGCTATTGTGACATGATCTGATTCAATTTCATCATATGCGGCTAATTTCTCTACCTTTTCTTTACTACTAGGATCCAAAGTTACTGCATAATACCCATTTCTATCTTCAACAAAGAAATCTTCTTTAATTCCATATTTTTCTTTGACTTTTCTAACCAGCGTACCTCTGTTGTTTATCTTCTCTGTTACTGCTAATTCAAGCATATATTCAAGTGCTTCTCCAATTGCTCTTCCCTTGAATCCTTCTCTCATTAAATCACGACCATTTATACCCAACTCTTTTAAATTCGTAGGTATTTTCTCTCTCTTCAATCTATCAATCGTGTCCATAATACTTGGACCACCCCATGATTTAGAATAAGCATCCATATTGAACAGGTCTTCTTTAGTTTTGTTTTGAATATATTTGATTGCGAACCAATCATTCTCAAACTTTCTGCGGTTCATTGCAAACTCAATAACTGATCTTGCAGATTGAGCATCAGCATTTGATGTTCTCATAACTTGCTTTAAAACAGTATCAATTTTATACTCATAAGCCCGATTGATTATTGCTAAAAATGCAGGAAATGCTTTCTTATCAAGAGCATTAACCATTCTATGAATCTCTATTTCATTCTTTGCTTTTGGGAATATTCTCTCCATTATTCCCGTTTGATGCAGAAGTTCAACACCCGTTGATGGTGTCTCTGACTTTTCAAATAGTTTTCTGAATTCTTCTTGAAATCGTTCTGCGGATACAGTCTTGATTGTGTCTACATTCTTCTTAATTTCTTTCATAGTTTCTGGTTCTATTGTGAACCCAAACCGTGATGCAAACTGTACTGCTCGTAACATCCTCAAAGGATCATCTTCAAATGCTTTTGGATTGATTACACTAATCTGTTTGTTGTCTATATCAAACTGTCCTTTTCCCTTGATGTCATGCATTTCTCCAGTTTCAACATCTTTAGCAATAGCATTCATCCAGAAATCTCTGCGTAATTGATCCTGTTCTAATGATATATTCTTACCGAGTTTGATTTCAAAATCTTTATGCCCAGATCCTGTACTCTGAACATCTACTCTTGGAACTGAAATGTCTAAGGGTTCGCCTGTTTGACCTGTTGGTTGGAATTTGAGTACACCGAATGATTTACCTACTGCATCAACCTTACCATGCTTTGATAGTAAAGTTTGCAATTCGTCAGTTTCGATACCTGTTATCAGAATATCTAAATCTTTGGAGACTTTACCGATAAGTTCATCACGTACTGCACCACCAATTTGATAGACCTTACCGCCATTAGATTTGAGTTCTTTTCTGAGGGAAGTGCTTAATGCAGTATTGATTTGTTGTGATGATTCATTAAAAAAAGTAGAGAATTTAAACATACCACTTATTCATCCTCTAACTGATAATTAAATGCTTTTGTATGACTTTTTGCTGGTTTAGCCATAGGTCTTAACCATACATGAATCATCATTTCTCCTGTTGGTGATGGAAACTTGAAAGTAGGTTTGCCCTGTTTCATTCTATAATCATCAGTTGCATTTACGGGAAATCTTGCAAGTTTTCTTTTCTTGATTTCATCTATAACGTATTTATCAAGTTTCTCTCTATGACTTGTATACTCAAGAAAGGTTTTCACGTAAGTTCCTTTCTAATTCACCTTCGTATTTAGGTTTTGGTGCTTCTTCTTTTAACATGCGTTTAACTGCTTTACTCCAATCATCGGCAGACATCCACATGTCACCTTGATCAAGATAAGAAAAAAGATTCATATGAGGAGGTCCAAGTCTTTTCATTTCTTTATGTCCTTTTTTACAACTTGTGCTATGTAACGAGAAAGGTCTTTAGCAGAGTCCCATCCTTGCCATGGATAACCATCTATATCATCATCACCATCAAAATCACTAGCAAATTCTGGTCCTACATGAATCTTTATAATTTTGAAATTATTAACTACTATTTCATCCCATTCGGCAACATCACCACTATCGGGATCTGGCGTTAGATGTCTGTCTTTTGTATAATCTTGAAACAATTTTTGTAAAACTCTACCATATTTTCGCAAGACTTTTTCCATACCATCATGGTAGTCTTTGATTATCATATAGAGTGTTTGTTTGTCGTTTTTATACTCTTGACCAAGAGCAGGCCATGCTTTATTAGTGTTTGGCATAAACTTAGGATCATCAGCATAATTCATGATGATCTCTATTAACATTTCATTGATATCGTCTTCTATACCTTTGAGTTTATTTTGTCCACCAAATCCAGCCGCATAATCAGTTGGTTCATTCAAAAGAGTTGCAAGTGATATCCATCTCGTTCCCCCCTTATCAGGCATACTTGATATATCATCAGGTGCGGCGGCAAGAACATCTGCATCCATTTCAACAACATAACCACCAGTTGTTCTAATTCCATCATCAATATGCATTGGTCGAATGTTATAAAATGCAGAAATTGATCTCTTTCTACCTTCTAGTTTACCTAATTTTTCAACACCATCGAAATCTGTCAAATGGAATACTCTTGAACGAACAGGTTTGGGCCACAATCTTCTAAAGATAGAAGGAGATAGTGGTATTTTTACATCTTTTATTCCTGCTCTTGGAAGATCAAACAACATGGAAGATAAACTTTCAGTCCATGCTGGTGCTTCATTAACATATCCTTTGAAAGATTTCACTCATAAACCTTATTCTTTTTCGTTTTTACCTGTATTACCTTTTTGACCTGCTATTCCCGTAGTCAAGTCTTTCTTGGATGGTCCTTGTTTTTTCTTTACAGGCTCTTTTTTATTTACATGTGGATTTGCTTTCTTCCAATTTGCATGATGGTCATCACCTTTATACCAAGCATCTCTTTCTTGATCTTGATGAGATTGTCCTAAACCTGTCCATTCCTGGGTTGTTTCAGGCTCTTCATTTTGAACTTCTTGATCTTCTTCAACCGCACTTTCTTCTGGTGGAGCCTCAATATCTTTCATAAATTGTTTAAAATTTTTCATATGTCTAACCTTTTATTAGATGTTTTGAAATCTTTTTTTCTCATGATGGTCTTAGCCACCAGATCGATTTCTCTGTTCCGATCATCATATGCTAATACAAAGGGCATATTGATATCAGTTTGCATGTCTCTTATTACTGCTTCCGCATCATCTCCCATTTTAGGGATTTGCTTTCCATGCTTCCTATACGTTTGTTTAAATAAACGAATTAATTCTGATGTCGTAATTTCTTTTTTATTTCGTCTATCATTAACACGATCAATAAAATGTCTAGTAAATTCTACATCAATATCAACTGCCTTAAACAGTCTATCAGCATAGGCTTCTATGTCATTTAATTGTTTTTGTGTTATATCTTCGTCTAAAACTGTTATAGTATTTGTGCAAAATTTCTTAAATGTTTTCATACTGCACCAATTTCTCCACGTGCCGCGGAGTCCACCTTATCTTGACTCTTTGCCCATTTCTGTGCTTGAGTCTTGTTTTTAAATCCATTAGAAACTGGCATCCATTTGTTTCTCCCCACATGACCCATTACATACCACTTATTGTCGTGTGGATTTTGGGAAACAATATATTTAGATGCCTCTTCTAGAAACTGTGTAAATGTTTTCATTTAACTATTTAGTTTTCTTACTGTCCAAAAACCTCTGTACTCCTGACACAAATTTCTTAGCGGCAATCACATACATTTTTGGTTTATGTTTCTTCAGTAATTGAAAGAATTTTGATTGTTCCATGTGTCTGAGGAGGTTGGGTTGATAACTTCTAGCGGCTAAGAATTCGCCTATTTCTGATCTAATTGTAGGATCAAATTCTTGTTGTGATGTAAAGTATTCTATTTCATCTTCGGGAGTCATTTGTCCTGCACCAGACATTTTCCCTTGTTTATTTTGTTTTTCGTCTTTATTTTGAAGAAATACATCCTGAACATAATGCATTAACTCATGTCTTAAATCAGCCTGTAACCGAGTTGCAGTTTGCTCTGCCGTAGATATTGCATCATCTTCATCAAATGCTTCTCTGATTTCTCTGACATAGTTTGATACATAGAAAGTAATCGCAGGGTTGCCCGTTTTCGGGTGATCTATGTCGTAATCAGCATTATGAATTATTTCTCTCTCATCAAACACCATAAAGAGATCAATCCTATCACTTGGATCTATCTCAAAATCTGCATAGGGTATATCAAGATGTGGTTTTTTAAACATTACAGAAGCATTAGGTACCGCTTTAACGAAACGCCTTACTCCATACTTTCTAGCAACATTTTTAACTACCTTAATAAACTCTACATCTACTTCTACTACCATATGTGAGAAAGCAAATGTGAGTAAGGCGCCTTCGAACTTTTTAAATACCTTCGGGGGTACCTGTATTAACCCTTCGGTCAATAGTAAATTTTTGAATGTCTTCATTTTCCTCTTCCGACCATTTTTTCACAAAATGATTAGCCACTTCATGATCTTTGTCATCAAGAAGATAAATGATATCTTCTCTGTATATTGATACTGAGCCATCTTCGTAAAACGTGTCAGGCATAAAATCCATACAAATATCATCGTCATCATCGATAATATTTATTTCAATTTTTTTATTGTGTTTCATCTTCGTCCTCCTGAGATATTTCTTTCGCTTTATCGAGGACTATTTCTGAGTGTGGTTTTTCTGATGAGGGTAATAAACTTGCGGCTACTTCTACTCTTTTTGCACCGAGTTCGGACAATACTCTATCATTCATCAATGCGGCGAACACATCTTTTGCCTGAGTATGATCTCCGTCTGTAATTTTATCTAATAAGTCACTTGATGTATAATCCATGTACTTTCTCCTATTTTTAGTGAGGTTCTTCGCTACTTTACAGTATATTATTTATTATTATTAATATTTATAGTCTATAAATTCATCGATATTCAGAGATTTGAACTGGTTTTTCCCGTTCAATTGGAGAAAATCTGTTATTTCAAAGGTCTCATCATCTTTATTCAACGCAATTAAGAAGTAATCCATGTTCTTATACTTCCAATCATTCTCCCGTATATGTTGTAAATGGGATGTTCTTCCTCCTTCTGAATCATATGTTTTACACTCTACAATCGAAAGAGTTGGTACGTGGAATATGTCATAATATGTATACTCCCATTCTGTAACATTTTTTTCTTCGCAATATGTCTCCCAAGTACCATTGTTTTTTCTCATCATCTCTTTGATTATTTTCCTATCCTTATTCTTCAAAAGAAACTTGCTCTTTGGTGTGTTAGAAAAATGTTTGATTGAATTTACCATGTTAATCGGTTTGAATAACTTTGGAAACTGTTTACAAACAGACCTTTCAATCAACTCACCATCATATATTTGTTGAGCATGTTGTAGGATAGTGTGTATATGTGGATTTCTAGGTTTGGGGTACATGTACTGTGCTTTTGCTAAAGCATCTTCAAATGCATATCCGTTTGGATCGTTGTGATCTTTTTGTATTATCATAATATTTTAGTGCCATTTAACTATTCTTATAAAATCAGTTGCAGTCTTTCTTACTGTTCTAAAGAATGCCTGTGCTTTTTTCTTATTATCAAAGTGTTTTTCGTGTCTCTCAAATCCTTCTTTCCACTTAACAACATAGTGTTGTGGTGGAATATGTGCAAAGATATCATGTTCTATAACTCCGAACTGATTAACCCAATAGTGTTTTGCTTCCCATGATTTGCGGCGATACATAATGCACTCTCAATAGTAGAAAAATTTTCCCCCTACTATTAATGGTGCAATTATGATGCCATTTAGAATCTAGATAGATATTTTGCGAAATAATTTACCCAAGGTAATAATGCTACCGCCATGAATAAGTTTGCTCCCGTATGTGCTATTGCTATTCTTAACGTGTCCCCTTTTGGCATACCATCAGAGACAAAAACACCTGCTAACCATATCGTTCCAGTGGTTCCGATGTTGGCTCCGAGGACTGCTCCTATGGCCGCAGGAAGCGGTAATGCTCCTGATGCAACTAACGCAATAATTGCAGTTGTTGATAGAGATGAAGACTGCCATAACAATGTCATAACAATACCACCTAAGAACATCCAGTAAGGATTACCTAAAAAGAATTCAAGATGCTCTAAGTTTCCCATTGATTTCATACCACCAGAAAACATTTTAAGACCAATGTAAAAAATTACCAGACCTAGTAAAGTCTGTATGATAGGATTATTAAATTCCATAAGATTACCTTTTTTATATTTCCAATAGTTGTAAAGTTTTCTGTGTTTCTTTTTCATTTGCTAAAAACCTCATTTAATTGTCTGTTTACTTTGACAAATGTTGTACATTTGGGTAAATCTTTAATTGATTTTGCACCAGCATAAGTACATGCACTTCGTAATCCTCCAAGAATCTCATGTATTGTACCATCTACTGGTCCTTTATAATCTATCATAACTGCTTTTCCCTCTGATGCTCTATGAGACTTCTTTCCACCATGATATCTGAATTGAGCATTATCAGAAGACATTCCATAAAATAACATTTTTTCACCCTGTTTTTCTCCTTCGCATTCTTCGTGACCCGCTAACATTCCACCGAGCATTACAAAGTCTGCACCAGCCCCATAACTCTTTGCGATATCCCCCACGACCGTACAACCTCCGTCTGTGATGATATGCCCTCCTAGACCGTGGGCCGCATCTGCACACTCCATTGTAGCACTTAATTGTGGATATCCAACGCCTGTTAATTTGCGAGTAGTACATACCGATCCAGGGCCGATCCCAATTTTTACAATATCTGCCCCTGCCATGATTATTTGTTCTGTTGCTTCTGGTGTGCATACGTTTCCTGCAATTATTATTTTATCTTTCGTTGCTTCATGTCTTCTCATCAATGAAACAAAATCATTAAATCTTTCTGTATAACCATTTGCTACATCAAGACAAATCCATTTAGATTCGTCATAATCAAGTTCATCTAAATTTTGATCTAATCCTATCGTTTGTATAAGATGAGACCAGTTATTATTTGGCCAAGGAACAAACTTACACAATGCAGTCAGGATTTTATGTTTAGATAATGAAACATACATGTCAATTGTACCTGTATGATCCATGTTAGCGGCAATAATAGGAATACCTTCCCATCTATGCGATGAATGCTTGAATTTGAAATTTCTTGTGAGATCGGCATCCTTACGTGATACTAAGGTTGACCTCTTAGGCTTGATCAAAACATCATTAAAATCAAGTTTAACATCTTCTTGTATTCTCATACGTTCTCATTAAAAAGTAATTTTGCTGGACAATTTCCATTTTTTAAAACTATCATATATTTTAACAGATTTATTGTCTTTTTGCAAGGATTGTGGGTAAAAAGTTTAGTATCTAAATCAATTTTACTCATTATAGTCATATTTTTTAGTTTTATTAATTGTTTCAAATCAGTATACATTTTATTTTCATCCATTGTTAATGGTGAAATATCAAATTGGACCGCTTTAAATCGTTTAAACTCTTCTGAAACCCACAAATCTTTTGCTTCTCTAAAAATTAATGTCACCGATTTTTTTGATTTAATAAAACCAAATAGTTCATTTAATTTTTTAACTTCTCTATTTCTTACAATAATAGAGCCTGTTTGTGGGGGAAAATTGTAAACTTCTATTTGAGTTGGTTTGACCTTGTGTGCTTTTTTTGTCGCTGGAATAGTATTGTCAATAGTTGCTGAAGTATGAGAATATACTACAGATTGTTCAACCCATTGTTCTCTTATATTTTCATTAAAATCGATTATAAAGCCCATTTTTTCACTAAATACTTATTCATTTCAATATTCGATTGGCTCTGCGGGAAGGATTCGAACCTCCATACACCCCTCTTACAAGATGCAACTAGCAAACAACTAGCCGTGTCTACCGATTTCACCACCGCAGAGTCAATCGAACAATTTACATCAGTCCTGCCTTTTGCATACCACTTATTAATCTTGTGATACCAATACCTCCGCCAAAACGAGGTTTAAAATCGTGTTTCAGGAACTCATCAAGTTCTGCTAATACTCGTTCTTCACCAAACAATTCATATAATAAACTAGCATATTCTCCATCAGATATAGTATGAAACTGTTCTCTCATTTCATCAACATCGGATGCTCTTTCTGCACTACCTATAGTTTCCATTCCACCAACGATTACATCACATTTATTTGCAATAGGTTTTCCTGTTGCATCTGGTGTATCTGATACTTTCATATTCCAAAATGGTGAGGTATGGTATGGAAAACGTGTGAGAAAAAATACATCTCCATATTCTTTGTACATATCCATTTCGTGTTTTGCATCAAGAGTGTTATCTGGTGCAGTATATTTTGCAACCATTCCCATATAACTACCGCCAGGAAAATTAGTTTCTGTCATTGGTGCCCTACCGTGATCACATTTAAATCCTAAATGTGTAAGCAATTCATCTTCCATTTTCAATAGATCATTAAAATCTCCTGGTGCTTCAAATTCAAACATTGGAAAGATCAATTCGTGTCTACCTTCTATAGGATTCTTTTCTTCACGATAACTTGTACTTAGACAAAAACAACCTGCAATATCTGGTCGAGTCAATAGTTCGTATTCAAGCCACATTTGTCCTGTTTGTGGTAGTGGCCAAATCTTTCCTCCATACTCATATGTTTTTACTGTAGTGGGATCTTCACAAGCGGCAAGAATCGATAAACGATTCTGAGTATGAACTTCTACAAAATTTTTGGAAAGGAAATATTCTCTGAGGGATTGTGTTACTGTGGTGAAATCATGGGGTGATATCAAAGATGTCATTAAACTCCTTACTAATTTCTTTTTTATTTATCATTTAGCAAATTTAGACAGGCATTTGAAATAGAGCCTGTACCCAATCTTGCGGTTTAGTTCTAGCAAAAACGACCCAACCAAAACTTTCTTGATACAAGTGTTTTTTAAACCATTCTGCTCTAAAGTGATCCATTGATCCACCTGTTGTTAATACATCATCAACAATCAAATAAGGATCATCATAATTTTGAGTTGAATATTCATTCAAATATTTACTCAACTCTACCCCACCTCTAGGTATTCCTACCGCAGAACAAAAAGGTCTCTCTTCATGTTCCATAATCATTCTTGCAATACACTTCCATTCGTTAGTATGCAAAGCATCCATTTCAATCTTCCAATGCAAGGTATCACCTGAGTGACCTACGAACTCTTTTTCTTGAAAAAGGTATTCTGATTTAACATGAAAACTCATGGTAATCCTCTTTCTCTATAATGAAAAAACGATTCAGAATTATAAGACTTATCACAAATGTACATGTCAAAATGCGGTTTATTCCCCACCTGAACTGAAGTATATTTAACACCCCAATCCAGCAATTGTTTCTTCGTCAATTCTGTATAGTCTGTTTTTGAAATAGTACCTCTTGCAGTCCATATATGTATCTCATGACCTTGATCATATAATTCGTTGATATGAGCAATTCTATCTGGAAGAGGTTCTGCTTTTGAATAGTCTTGGTGTCTATCTGCAAATCCTATTTCTTCGTTATTTATCGAAATTGTACCATCTAGGTCAACATAAATTATTTTTGGTTTTTGTAATCTCATTTGTTTTTCTTCTTTCTTTCTTTCTTGTTCTGGTAAGTAATCTTTATAATACCAATCTGCGGTTGATCCCATAAACTCCCCTTGATTATGCAACTTCTTTTAAATCGATTGTACCTAATTTACATGGTTGTACTGGATTCGTCCATCTAACATTACGGGTTTTGACTTCAGAATCCAAAACTTTCTTAATTGCTTTTCTTGTTTCATTCAACGGATATCTATTTCCAGAACGATTCATACCAGTATTAACAAGCCAAACATTAGAACCAATGTGATCAATCAAATTCATCAACATATCACTATATGTTTTTACAGGTAGTGGCATGAATGGACTACCATAACAGGGAGAATATACTTTTTGAATCTCGGTTACTCCATCTTCTGTACCAGGCATTTTACTTGTATATCCTGTCTCAAATAACTTTCTAATAGTCTCACCTTCAATCTTACTAATACATGGCATTGAACCAGTTGCATCTAATGATAGAAAAAATATGTTTTTAGGATGATGAAATAATGATCTCTGTGTTATCTGACCTTTTACACATCTTACAGGATAACTTGCTCTTGCATTTGGTTCGCCCTTATTTTCTTCAATCAATACTCCTTGTTGTCTTGCTTCACTCATTGCTTCAAAGATTGTAGGTTGTGTTTCGGGTTCAAGACCATCTGTTTTTGCATAACATCCTGTTTCAATATTAGTCAATCCATGCTCATCCCATGCAATTTCATCATCACCAATTAAATGATATTCTGGGTCTGCACTTAACGTAGTTTTACCAGTACCACTTAATCCAAACATTAATGCAGTTTCATATTCATACTGAAATGCTGAACAATGCATTGGTAATATGTTTTGTTGTGGAAGTTCATATCCTGTAATAGTAAATACTCCCTTCTTAATCTCTCCGAGAAAACTCGTACCACAAATTAAAACTATTTTTTTATCTAAATGAATGTATATTCTAGGTTTAAGACCTACTTTCATATTGTGATATATGTTCCAGTCACCTGTCATTTTTTGATTTGGTTTAAGTCTAGTTTGACCAAACATATTACCAACAAATCGATGGTGGTCTTCACTTGTAGTTGCGACACAAAAATCTATTCCACATGTACGAAATATTCCTTTGTGATCATAATATTCTGAAACTAATTCTTCATACAAAACATCAAAATCAGACTCCTTGCCAACCTGACAATCTTTTGTACGTACATGATCTATTTTTACTGCATTGTCTCCAAAGTAAAATTTACCTTTTGGACTTCTGCCTGTTGGAAATGTTTTTAAGTTTAAGTTGTTCATAATGTACCTTTAATGTTCACAAGAACATCGTTAGGATTTTCCGCTTCCGTAACGGTTCTACCAAGAACAATATAATCGGCACCCGCCTCTTTTGCTTCTCTTGGTGTACCAGTTCTTGTTTGTCCTGAAGTTTGTTTTTCAAATACGATACCAGGACAGATATATCGAAATGAATTTGGTCCAGACAAATCAAGTGACTTGATTGTTCTCAATTCTGTAACTGGACATACGAGATCCTGAAAATTATATCGTCTAAGTTTGTTCATAGATTGTTGCCAGACATTATATGATACATCTCTCAATATTGCACGTTCTGCCTCATAATCCCATGATGTAAGTGATATTACACCAACTAATTTTATTTGATCTGATAATTTTTGAAGTTTTTCGAATACATCGTGGCTATTATGGGCACAAATAGAGGTCATTGTACCACCACGTTTTATGATTTTTTTGACTACAGTTTCAACTGTATTAGGTGTGTCCCAGAGTTTACAATCAAAGAAATATTCTTTCTCACGTTTAAGAGCATAACTTTCTAATCTGGCGAATTCATCAAAACGTGATGATGCAAGCCAATCCCACATTATATGATTTACTTTAAATCCATCAACATAGTCTTTAACTCTTAATGCAATTCTAAAATGCTCTGGTTTTTCTAATGATAATAAAATTTTCATTTCAGATTAATATAATCATTCGTAAATAAACTTTCCTGTTTCAGGTTTTCGTTCTTGAAACTCTTCATTTTCTATATTTAGTAAATCTTTAAAAAAATGATTCTTAATAATATTATATACAATTTTATGATCTTCAGTTGTTAAATGATTATATAAATCTTTTTTTACTGGCTCATCTACACTCGCATAATCACCAGCATAAGTTCTTAATGGCGTTGAATAAAATCTAAAATAATAATCATTTAACTTTTCTAAAGATTTAAAAAAAGGATCTGGCTCCCAACTTTCTAATCGATCAGCCATCGGTTCTTCTTTTGTACCTATAGTAAAACTCAGAAAAACCATCGTTTTAATTTGATACAATTCGGATAAACATTTTAAAGTCATTACATTTTTATAATTTATATGATATAACTCATCGGCATAAAAATTATAAAAAGTCTTCAATTCACTCTCACGATCACCCAATACTTCAACAAAAGGATAAGTTTGACTTCTTTTTTCACATATTGAAACCATATAATCACCCAGTTCTTTTGCATGACCTGGATTTTTTAAATAATCAAAAGATAACCTAAATGGATTTGATAATAAAAAAACAATTTTATTATCTTTATCAGAAACAATTTCATCTTTCAATTTCCAAAAAGATTTAAAATGATCAATTGGTCCAAGACCTCCCTTACATTGATTGTTAACCTTTTCCCGAGATACTAATTTTTGTAAATATCCAACCCATGTTGGTTCTAATTCTGAGCCTTCTGATTCACCAAAACTATCACCAAAAGTATAAATCATTATGAATATGTCTTATGTTTTTCAATACGTTCTATTAATTCTGTCTTTGTATGAACTATTTTTTGTATTTTTTCATCTATTAAAGTGTTTAAAAAAGAATGAAAATTAAATCTATCTTTTTTAAAAAACAATATTGTTGGAACAGACATTGATCTACTTAAATGAGCCATCCCTCCTTCAGATGTTACAAAAAGACTACATTTTTTTAAAATATTCATATTCTCTTCTAAGCATTTAAATTTATCAAGTATTATTTTTTTATGTCCTCTATAATTATCTATTGCATACAACTCTACAGTATCATATCTTTCTTTAATATCCATAGCATCAGGAAATATTTTACAATTTGCAATTTCTAAAGATCGGCCACTGAATAGGGGACTATTCATTTCTGTATAAAAATTAATTGCTATTTTACCAGTTACATTGGGAATCCATTCTTCTTTCGCTGGCCAATATTGATGATTACTTAATTCAAACTTAGTATTGCTTCTAAGAAAATGTTCAGACTGTGTTAGAATTTTCTTATTCTTTGACTCTTCAAAACAGAAATTTTTTAAGAAAAGAAAAGTATTAAAAACTTTTAATTTATCATGAATAAGAAATTCTACTTCATCATCTTGATATTTTCTAAATAAAAACGATAATTTATTTAAAAGATCACCAAAACCCAGAGTTCCTGAATTAAAAACTTCAATTTTTTTCATTCATTAAAATAATACCGATATTGATTCGTCATGATGTACTCTACGTATTGCTTCTGCAAACAGTTTTGCCACAGATAATACACGAATACTTTGATTCTCATGTTGTGGAATACTATCAGTAATCGTTAAATATCTTATCGCCCTGGAGGAATTTATTGTTTTCATTCCCCCGTTGCTTAATACTCCGTGTGTAATATATGCTTGAACTTCTTCTGCCCCATTTTTCAATAGGGCTTCGGCCGCTTTTACGAGTGTTCCACCCGTATCCACTATATCGTCTACTATTATACATTGCTTACCTTTTACGTTACCGATTACGTTCATTGCTTCAGACTCATTCGCTTTGTCCCTGCGTTTGTCTATAATAGCAATGTCCAAATTTAGTGACTTGGCGAGGGATCTCGCCCTAGGTACTCCGCCTGCATCAGGCGATACTATCAATGCATTACCAGAAGAAACCATTGGACTTCTTTTCATGTCTTTTACGAATAATGGTTTCGATCTCAAATCATCTACAGGAATATCAAAAAATCCTTGGATTTGTCCTGCATGTAAATCCATCGTCAACACCCTATCTGCTCCAGATGCTTGAAGCATATTTGCGACTAATTTTGCAGAAATGGGTGTCCTCGATGATGGTTTTCTATCCTGTCTACCATAACCATAATAGGGGATTACGGCAGTAATTCTACCAGCACTTGCTCTCTTACAAGCATCAATAACAATTAATAATTCCATAATATTGTCATTTGCAGGATTACATGTGCTTTGTATAATGAATACATCTTCTCCACGTATATTGTCGTGGATCTCACAAAAAACTTCTCCGTCTGCAAACCGAGTAAGTTTCATTTCACTCAAACTAATACCTGCACTAATCGAAATCTTATTTGCAAGTAATTGATTAGAATTTCCGGATAATAAAATCATATTATTCTTATTAATTAAAGGTTTCCAATCTCATCTTGAAGTGCCGCAATATCACTGGTCAATTCTCTTATAGCAACCTGTGACACTTCACCTGAAAGTTTATTCTGAAGAACATCTATCTCTCCTTGGATCTGCTCTTTTGTTCTGCTTGGAACTACCGGAGTTTCTACTACTGGAGGAGTTTCAAGAACTTCTATTGTTTTCTTTGTTGCTTTTTTTGTTGTTGCTTTTTTTGCTTTAGCCACGATTTCCTTTCTAATTATTATGTAAATTTGGAATATTATGATAACGATGTGCTTTGAAGCAACTGTTATGTGATCCTGTAATAAACTTATTTAGAGGTTCAGGGTATTCTGCAAATTCAGGAATAACATATTCCCATGTAAGCATACCTTCTTCATTAACTTCAAAAATTCTCCCAAATGCACTCTCACAAATAGAATAACTTTTATTCCAGAGTTTTTCTACACTCCCCATATAGGGAGAAAAGAATGCCGCAGGCATATCGTCTTTATATTCACGAACAAGTTCTTTTGTTTTTGGATCATACTCTACAATACGAGAATGATGTATTGAATTGGGACGAATGTTTCCATTATCGAAACATAATACAGTCCCTTCTTCTGTCCATGTTGGATCATGTTGTTGGGCAACAAGAGGATATTCAATTTCCCATTCTATATTTTTTGTTTCTTTATTAACTGCAATAATACCACTTGTTGTTCTTAGACTCAATAAAACTAATCCATCTCCTGTATCATGTACTCCATTAACCATAGGCCAATGATCTGTATTGAAACATTCATGAGTTTTGTATATGTGAGGAAAGATATGTTCCCAGACACACCACTCCCAAACAACTTCTCCTTTACGATTTACTTCTTTTATTCTATCAGACATAACTGGTCCAATAGGGGAAACAAATGCTTCTTCTGCAACTGCATAAAGTAAATTTCCATTGTCTAACCATTGAGCATCATGGTGATGATAAATGTCTTCGTGTTCCCAAACAATATCACCATTAGGTCTTGCTTCCATGAAATGTCCGCCATGCCAGATATCCCATGCAGGATAAAGTTCTGCTGACTTTTTATGACTACCATTATATCCAAGATTTCCATATGGAGATACATGCATATTACTCAACAATACTGCATCTCTTCCTGGTCGAACAGGCATATTCCATTCATGAACAGTCTCACCGCTAATATCAATTAGTTTTACTAAACCATTTCCAGTCTGTGGAGCATATAAAGTATAGCACCCAGAAGACCAATCTTGATCCCAATATATTAATCCTGTTTCTCTACGTTCTACTGTTGGTTTATACCATATTTGCATTATGAAATCTCCGATTCGTGCCATTTGTGCATTAAAGAATAACCTATACTTGATACAATTGTAAAGAATGCAAATCCTAATAGAGTTGCAGTCAATATTAATGCCATGACCAATGGAGTTTCTAAATCTGCTTGAGCATATATGATCATAACACCTAATCCACCACTTTCACTTCCAGAACCGATAATAAATTCTCCAACAATCGCACCAATGACAGATAGACCTGCTGATATTCTCATACCTGCAATAATGTTAGGTATAGCGGCAGGAAATCTCAACTTATAAAACTGTGTCAGTTTTGATGCTTTGTGCATATCAAATAATTCAACTAAGTTTATTGATGTTGATTTAAGACCGAGTAATGTATTATTGATTATGGGAAATAATGATATAATAAGACTAATTAATATTACAGATCGTTCTTCAAAACCAAACCATAGAACAATCAATGGTGCAACTGCAACAACTGGTACAGTTTGCAATAAAATAGCATAGGGATATAAACTACGTTCTAGTATCTTCGACAAACTCATTGTTGTTGCTACTAAAATACCTATAACAATAGCAAGAATATATCCTGTAAATGCTTCTCTGAGAGTAGTGGTAGCACCTTCTATAACCATGTCTATATCTGTCACAAATGCTTCTGCAACTAACATTGGACCTGGTAATAGAAATGCCATATCATATATTCTAGCACCTATTGACCAAATTATCAAGAATAAGACAAGAACTAATATTGGAGGTAAAATATTTTTCATTGTACACCTCCTACAAAAATTTGAAATCTTTGACCAAAAGAAAGAACACAATATGTCTTGTATGGAGGAGGATGATATTCTACGATTGTATAAGTGCCTGTTCCAGCATTAACAAACATTCTAATTTCAACACCAACAGGTTTTTTTGCAAGTCCTTGTATTGATCTAACTTTGGTTAATTGAACCGCAGTAAAAACAAGTTCTTCTTTTTTTGCTTTGATTGCATCAAAAGTTTCTGTTTCATTTCCACACATAATTGGCTTGTCGTTCCATTCTCCTGCTTCTAATCTACAAGAATATGCTATAAACAAACCTATAATAAGAGAAAATATCCAAAGTATTATTTCATTGAAACTAAACATAATTCTCCATTATTTCCATGTTCTCAACTTGCCAGAAATATCGTTCACAAGTTTTGTAAATTGTACTTTAGTACGTAATAATTGATTTCTTTTTTTAAATGGAACATCTACTATGTGAGTTATATTTCCTGGTCTTGGAGACATAACAATTATACGATTTGATAAATAAACTGCTTCTGCTACATTATGTGTAACAAGTATTGAAGTAAACTTTTCTTTCTTCCAAAGTTCGTGTATTTCTTCTTGTAAAACTTCTCTTGTAAGTTCATCTACTGCGGATAGTGGTTCATCAAGAAGCAAAAAGTCAGGTTTAAGCACTAATGATCTTGCTAAAGACAATCTCATTTTCATGCCACCAGATAATTGATGAGGATAACTCTTCTCAAATCCAGTTAACCCGACTTGTTCAAGTGCTTTCTCCGCTCTAATTTCACGTTCAACATTATCGATCTTCTCTAATTCCATGAGAAGTTCAACATTTTTCTGCACGTTCCTCCATGGAAGCAATGCAGAATCTTGAAAAACAAAAGCACCATTTATGTTTTGCTTATTGACAGTACCTTCTGAAGGAGCCACTAAACTCGCAATTATTCTTAATAATGTAGACTTACCACAACCAGAAGGACCTACGATTGTTATAAATTCACCTTTTTTAATTTCAAAATCAATTTTTGATAATGCTTGTATATTATCAAAATGTTTAGTAACTCCTTGTATTTTTATCATAATATATTACTTGTAACAACCTTTCTTAAATGACAAGTCATAAGAATCTGCTGGATCGAAATCTGCAGGAAGTTGATCAATTTCTTTTAACTGTTCTGCAAGTTCAGCCCATCGTGTAGGATCTTGACATCCAATTTTACTCCAGTCTTTTGGTAGAAAGTCCGCCTTCATCAACTCAATAGCATTCATGTGAATTTCAGCATTCACCTTTTTGCTCTTTGAAAGAATGAAGTCCATAGTTGGCTTAGGATCTACTAAAGACTTATGAAACGAAACAGACAAACGATCAACTACTGCCTGAACTAATTCAGGATTCTCTTTGATCATCTTATCACTTGTAAACAATACACTATATGGTCTGTAACCAAGACTTTCTAATGTAATCTGCTCATTAGCAATACCTTTTGCATCAAGTCTTGCTGGTAAAAAGAGGGAATATCCTTGTTGAAATTGTGTTGGAGTTCTTGCGAACAATCCAAGATCACCAGTCAACGGAAACTCTTTAGCAGTAACACCATACTTGTGCTTAACCCACTTCCAATATGTAATTCCCATTACAACTGCAAATGGTCTACCTTCTAAATCATTAACAGTTTTAATACCTTGATTGGGATGAAATACGAGAGTGTATGGTACATGATTGAGACTTACAAAGATTGCTTTAAGACCAGCACCTTTTGAGTTTGCTTTCATAACACTATCTGATCCGTTAAGACCAAACTCTACTTGACCAGAAGCAACCGCAGTTGTTGTTCTGACCTTAGGACCACCTGCTTTAATTGTGATCTTTAAATCGTCATGATGAGCATTATCAAACTGGGCCTGCCAGAATCCGCTCTGATTTCCTTGAGGAAACCAGTCCATGAGCAATGTAACTTCTTTTGCGAAACCACTTGTTGCAAACATAAATGCAACAAGACTTAATATAATTTTTCTCATTTTAATATCTCCGATATATTATTAGTCTTTAACTGGAAACTGTGAACTTACGCCTTTAACAAAAAACTGCATTGTTTCAAGTTCAGGTCGTTTGATCACTCCTGCTTCGATTTTTGTACCATCTTGTTTTGTAACACCTTCTGAAAAGGGATACCAAGTGTCAAGATCATCATTGATCCAATTCATCTTAACTGTTTCAACTCTATTGACAACTTCACCAGGTACATTTTTACCCCATGGAGACAGACCAACACAATTCTTCTCAATTCCCCAATTCCATCTTTGGTTCATTTTGAGTTTCCCATCTTTTAATTGGTCCATAATCTCTTTATACAATACGTTCCAGTTAAACATCATACCTGTGATATAACTGTCTGGTCCGTATTCTCCCATTGGTGCATCATTACCCATACTCCATACTCCATCTAATTTTTGTGCAAGAGTAACAACTGATGGGGAATCAGTTGTGGTAAAGAGAATGTCATTTCCTTCATCAGCAAGAACCCTAGCGGCTTCCATATCTTTAGGTGGATCGAACCAAGAGTTGATCCATATAATTTCTACTTCAATGTCAGGATTGACTGATTGGGCACCAAGTGTGAGTGCATTTATGTTACGAATAATTTCTGGAATAGGATGTGAACCAACAACTCCAATCTTATTCGTTTTTGTCATCATACCAGCCGCAATACCAGTAAGATATCGTGCTTGAAATGAGTGACAGACATAATTATCAAAATTACTATCATTACCTTTATAACCAGTGGCGTGCATAAAAATAGTTTTCTTATGTTTTTGTGCGGCCTTTTCCATAGCATTCATAAAACCAAATGATGTACCGAAAACAATATCATGTTTTCTTGCGAGTTTTTTAAATACTCTACCACTATCTGCTTCTGAAACAGATTCAACACCTTCAACTTTATAACCATGCTTTTCTAAAGATTTAAATCCTTGAGAATGTCTCATTGACCAGCCACCATCATTTGATGGCCCCACAAGAACATAACCTACTGATAAATCTTTTGCATTAATAATAGTAGTAAATGTCATACTCAGGATGAGTACAACAATCCCTTTTAACTTGAACATTTATCTCCTTCCGAGAATACAAAGAAAGCGGTAGGTCTTCCCCCCACCGCTTATAATTTAAGTAATTACTTAGGGTTTAGTATAGATACCCCAAAGTACCCATATTGCAACTAATCCAACGAGTCCTTCGCTTCCTAATTGCTTTACAAGACCTACTACAGATCCTATCACATCTAAGCCAATAAATGGAACTGCGGCTCCGAATAAAATTTGAAGCACTACTCCGAGTGCTATAAGTCCTAGACCAATTTCCGTGATGGATTTAATCCATCCTGAAATTTTATCTATCATATTTCTCCTTTTTTAAAGTTAAACGGGTGCGTTCCACCATTGTTCCCATGGAAAATGAATCCATAAATTTTTTGAATCCTTCGCAACCTCATTGACATAATAAGTTGGTTCAAAATCACACTCATTGTTCCACCAAAGACTTGCAAATCTAACATCCACAGGAAGTTCCAGTGGCATATTTTTACGAGGCCCTCTAATGAATCCTTGCATTTTTTCAAATGTTTCTCCTGAGTCACAAATGTCATCTACAATCAAAACCCGTTCATCAGTAGGTTTTGGTAAGTAATCTTCCCATTCAGGAAAATCACGTAATGCAGATTTCACAGGCTTAAACGGTTTCTTGAACCAATGTGATAACATCACACCAGGAGTTAATCCTCCTCGTGATAGTCCAACAATCACATTGGGATTGAATCCATCGAGACTTATATCTCTTGCAAGAACAGATACATCTCTACGCATTTCTTTCCAACTATACCATAATTTATCCATAAATCATTTCCTTAAATACTCTAACATAGTTTCTGGACCAGATACTACATAAGGATCAACCTGTACATTATCTTCAAATCCAGGTTCTTCGAATATTTGTAATATCTCTCCATCTTCAACATACATAGAATATCTCCAGGATCTTTCTCCAAAACCCTGAGGTTTCTTCTCTACAAGATATCCCATTTTTCTTGTGAATTCACCATTTCCATCTGGTATGAATTTCACATTGTCAATGCTCAATGATTGCTTCCATTCATTCATTACAAATGCATCATTGACAGACAAACAGTAAACTTCGTCAACTCCTTCTGACTGAAACTCTTCGTATGCCCACTCAAACTGAGGGACTTGCTGAGTGCTTCATATAGGTGTGAAAGCACCAGGAAGACTAAAAACAACTACTTTCTTTCCTTTAAAATACTCATCAGTTGTCACATTCACCCAAGTATCATCTACTCTATTTTTAAATGTCACTTGAGGAACAAATAAGTTTGTCATATCACTCCTTCAATAATTGTCTAATTCAAGTATTTATATACCACCGTTTCTACATATGGCCGACATTTGACATGCCAGTTCTCTCATTCCATCCAGCGTAAAAGCCAGTTCTCCTAATATTATATCTTTTGTATACACTAACCCTTTAAGAGCATAAAGACCTAAAGGACCTTGTAATATAAAAACTGCAATCGCACCACACATTCCTAAAAGAAAACTCATGTAAGACCATTTAAGATACTTATATTTTTTAAGAGCAAGAACTTTTCCTTGTCCATATATGTCTCCTGCTAATGCATCATATACAGAATCATCAGTCATCAATTTTTCTGCATAATCTGCTTTGTATTCGTCTACTGGAAGTTGTGCAAAGTGCCCAAAAAATAAAGGATTAAAAAATGGCGAATTGCGATCTATTTCATGTGTTCCTTTAATCTTTGGATAATCTGTTTTTGGTATAATTGCAAATATTGCAAAAAGTAAAGAAAGAAAACACCCAAATGCAAATGTTAATAGTGGCCATTTCATTAAGGCATTGTCTAGATTTGCAATCGTTACAGAAAATACAATAGATGCAACAGTAATCATAATATTTGCTTTAGCATCAGCCATCAGACCTAATCTCATCTGATTACCGTGGTTGATTCTAAGAATATTGTCTACTGCCGTTCGATCTTCAGGTACTTTCGAAAAATGATTTTTTTCTTCCTCTTCCACACCGACCTACTTTAATGGTGGGGCGTACAGTAATCCTCCATCTCTATATAATTTATTCAAACCACGTTTCAATCCAAGTGGAGTATTTACTCCTACATTTCTCTCATATATTTCTTTATAATTTCCAACATTTTTAATTATATTCAAAGACCAGGATGCATCCAGCCCGAGTTTAGATCCAAGATGAGGGTGGTCCTTTCCATTTAATTCCCCCATAAATCTTTGTATTTTTGGATCTCTATTATTTACAAATCTTTCAACATTAACAGAATTTATGCCCAATTCTTCAGCAATAAAAAGTACAAATACTGTCCAACGAACAATGTCCGACCATTGTTGATCTCCATACTTTACAACTGGACCAAGTGGTTCTTTCGATATTATTTCTGGAAGAATGATGTGCCATTCTGGGTCTTTAAACCCCAATCTATTTGAAGCAAGACCAGATCGATCTGTTCCATACATATCACATTTACCTTCTATGTATAAATCTTTCGGTCTACTTCCTGTTCCAACTTCTACAGGAACATATGTAATAAAATGTTGTTTAAAAAAATCTTTTATATTTTTTGCGGCAGTTCCTGTTGAACTAAAACATATTCTTGCACCATACATTTGTTTTGCTGAAGACACACCAAGAGTTTTTCTTACCATAAACCCTTGACCATCGTAAAATGTAGTTGGAAGAAACTCTAATTTTTTTGAAACATTTCTTGTAAATGTATAAGTTGTTGCGGCAGAAAGCATATCGATTGATCCATCGATGAGATAGGAAAATCTTGTCTTACCATCTACTACTGTATATTCTATTGAATCAGAATCACCAAATACTGCGGATGCCACTGCTTTACAAATTTCTACATCAAAACCTATCCACGTTTCACCAGTTTCTTCGTCCCAAATTTCTTGAGAAAATCCAGGAAAATCATCTTTCGTTCCACATATAAGAAATCCTCTTTCTTTCACTCTTTTAAATGTAGAACCATATGTGGGAAGATATTCTGGTTTAGGTTTGTTTTCATCATCTTTCCACATTTTCTTTACTGCTTCTTTTTCTTCTGTAGTCATCTTACTATGATCATGGTCCATCATCTTCTTCTGTTGCCCATCAGCAACAGATAACGCCATAATCCAAAACATAGTTACAATAGCAAAGAATAATTTATGTTTCATTGGAGGGCCCGATAAATCTCTAATAATTCTTCATCGGGTATGGGAGTTGTCATAGTATAATATCGTTGATGACCTACTAACATGTATGATTTAATATCAGAAAAACTAGGATATTTGGTGAGTAGGTTGTGGAGTAAATAATCGGGACTCAAGTGACAAGATGCACATTGATTGTCTTTTGCAAAAACTCTTGTACCCTTTTTAAATCTTTCTGACTGAACTAATACTGAATTGAGGTCTTTTTCCATCCATGTGACTTTTTCATTTATGTCTGGAATAACCATGAAAATTAAATATGCTAATAAAGCCATAACAATGTATATGTGCAATTTACTAGATACAACCAGATCCTTCGTTTCTATTTCGATCTGTTTGACTGGCTCCAGTTCCATAACCTCTACTTTTTCATCTGCCTCTTTCTTCGTTGCTTTTTTTTGTTCAGCCATTATTTACCTCATTTAACTTTTTTTGCTTGCTTCGTTTAATTTTTTAGTTATTTGTTGTTGAAACCATTTAAGAACAATTGGTATGCTCACGTTTGATGTCAATCCAAAAAGATATCCAATAGGATACCTGTAACTTTCATAAGCCGCAAGTTGAGGTACATTTTTAAACACAACTGTTATTAGCATATAACCCGTTATTGACATTCCCATGTTAATGAAAAGGTCTAATAGAATTAACCACTTATTATTGTACTTGTCTTTATTATCTGTGCGATAATTGAATAAAAATATAAAAAATGATGAAAATAAAACTAATCCCATCATTATTAATTCAGACATGTTAAACATATCGTCCATTGCTCTCCTACCTATGTTTGAGTGCCCAGATCATCAATGAATAGGGTCGTATGCTCTTGTATTTAGTCTAAATGACCTTAAAAAAAGATGTCATCTTGATTTTTTAATATGTTTTTTATTTCTTTGTTAAAGTCTTTTGCTCGTTGTCGTTCGGCATTTTCTCTTTTCAAGACTTTAGCAACTGAGGGTTTTACATAATATTCTTTTTTCTTTAAATCTTGTAAAATCCCTTCTTCATTAACTTTGTTTTTAAATACTTGCAAAGTTCTAAAGTTATTGTTATTCCGATTAACTACTCGTATTCTAGTCACATTCTTTGACATAATTTATTATCCATTAAGTTGTTGTTGTTGCTTTTCTGTTATTGCTTTATCAACGAGCAATAACTGCTGATTGGTGCTTCCTCTATCAGTAGATAGTTCTTCTGTATTTCTTGAATCAAGAAGAAATTGTTTAAGATTTACAAGTTCCTCAAGAGCCATTTCATGAAAATTATAAGTCTCCATTATATCACTCCTGTTTATGATTGTCAATATTCTTACAATAAACTATTACTTTTGTATTTTCGTATTCAATGACTTTCATAATATATTTTTGTTTAGCCTGTGAGTATTCTTCACAGGCAGGTACTCTGTTCTGAGAGACCAATACGATCCCATAGACTCCTTAAATATCCCATGTGTCTCCTTCTTTACTCGTTATCCAAGTATTTATGAGACAATAGAAATATCTTTTGTATTCGGATCAAATCGAATTGTGATTGTTTTCTCTATGGCTAGAAAGGCTCCATCTTTAGTAGCAATAGGTAATTTCCCTTCGATGGCTCCTGCAAGTGCATCTTTTGCACTTTCAAAAGGATGCTCGGGATCATCCGCAATAATTTTATCTAACTCTTCTTTTGCTTCTTCTGGAAGCAAATTATCCAACATATCCTCAACGTGGTCTTTAGCCAAACTTTGTGCTTTATCCATGACCAACCCAGAGACTACATTAAATAACATTCCTGCTAAAGGTAACATAATAACTCCTATACATCATTTGAATCATTTTGAAAACTATCTGTTAAATTTTTTAGTTTCCCATATGCTTGTTTAATTTTATTTTCTTCATCACTAACTCCTTCAATATAAGCAGAAGGATCTACTTCAAAACTCATTAAATTTCTTTTAATGGGGGTATCTGGGTTCACTTGCCTCTCATTTTGAGACATATAAACCCAAATATTTGCTTGGTGTGTATTATCCGTCAAATGCGATACATCATGAATTTTATAATATGCGTTACTTAGAGTCCATCCTTCAGTGGTCATTAACGATTTTTCAACCGCCATATTGACTACTTCCATCTCCATCAGGCTTCAATGCTTCTGAAGTTTCTTTGTGTTCTGGATCGTCTTTTTCTTTAAACCAATAATCAGTTGTTTTGGCCAATACCGCCACATAGGCTCCCACCATGATATTGATGAGGTCCCTTGAGGCCTGCGGCAATTCTATAAAAAATAACAACCAAATTAAAAACAGAAAAGTCATAACAATACTCATTGTTATAATAAACCTCGCACCGAAGTTCATCTTTTTTCTAGTTTCAATAGACTGCACTACTTTCTCCTGCATTATTCTCCATTATGTTTAATGATCACTTAATTACTGGATTGATCTCCTGCTTCAGCGGCACGTATCTTAGTGGCACTATCATAGGCTTGATCTAAAATATCAGTATTCATATACTTGACATTTGTAGGATCATATCCGAATTTAACCAGATAGTCTTGTTTTTCTGCTACAGTTGTTTCTCCTGGAGCATCTTGAGCAGGTGGATTAGCATCAAAGACATTTTCTTCAGGTGGTGCAACCGCTACCTGTTCGTCTTCAACAACAACTTCTTCCTTAACATCTTCTGCTTTAACTTCTAAAACCTCAGCATTCGCAAACTCCTGTTCGTCCTGCTTAGGTTCTTCTGAAATTTCATCATTCTTTTCTTCAACATCAGAAAGAAGTAATTTCCTTAATTCCTCCTTTTCGTCATCTGTCAAATTCTCATAAATCTTGTTTACATCTAACATTTTTTTCCTTTAGACTGGTGCAACTTGTTCGTCATCACAACCACATGGATTATCCTTGGTGCATTCACAAGGGTCACAAGTGCAATTTTTGCATTCGCATTCTGGATTATTACACATTTTTTTCTCCAATAGAGGTGGGAAACAATCCCACCTCTATATTTATGTTTATAGAAAATTAAGATTTTCCTTAGTAATTATATAGTCCTTCACCAACTCTGAACGTACAATATCTTCTTGTTTGAAATTGATACGTTCAAAATTCTTCATTCCACTTAAAATCTCCATAAAATTATGAAGACCTTGTTTTTCATGCATGGATTTTAAATCAGATTGTTTAAAATCGCCGCAAAATATAATTTTACAATTATCTCCAACTCTAGTCATAATAGTATCTAACTCATGAAAAGACAAATTTTGTATTTCATCTACTATAATAATGGAATTTTCAAATGTAATTCCTCTTATAAAAGAAGTAGATAAAAATTGAAGTTTTCTTTTCTTTTTTAATATTTCATAAGCATCACCTCTTCCCAATAAAACAGTAACAATCTGTTTATAAGGAAGTTCGTAAATTTCTATTTTTTTATCCAGATCGCCTGGTAAATGTCCCACTTCCCTAGTAGGAACCACACTTCTAACAACTGCAACATCATTATATCTTGATTTACCTAGTACAGAAAATAAGGACAAATACATTGAAATAAATGTTTTTCCTGTTCCTGCAGATCCATGTAATAGAAGGTTTTTGTCTTTGTAGTAAGCATCAAAAGTTCTAGACTGATTATGTGTTTTAGCCTCTATTTCTTTTAATTTGAAATTGTGCAACTTCGTTATTTTGTCTATATTTTTGTATACTTTTAGGGGGGTGTTATATGAATCATCAATATAATTATTCAAGTGGAGATTTCGTTTTTTTCTTGCCATGCACATCCATCGATAAGGTTAAGGGTTAACAATTTATGACACGATTATTTTTACTCCTTTCTTGCTAAGTGTTATTCCTCCTGGGAGGATCATCTATATTATATATTGAAAATGCTGATTGTAATGTATACCAAATTGTCATAGTATATCTTGCTCCCATTTCAATCGGAGTTACAGAATGAGCATAATTTTTACCATCCAATCTTATTGTTCTTCCCAATTTAGGAGTACATTGTATCATCACATTACCATCTTCTAAAACAATTTGTTTACCCCCTATATAATTATCATTTAAAAATGTAACAGAAGTATAATCGGTATTAGGTCTTGCATTATCCCAATGAAAAACCTGTCTTGAATCTGTAGGCCAATAAGACAAAATAGCACGATCTATATAATGTTTTCTATTCGTTAATTCATTAGTTCTTCTAATAATATTATTAAATTGTGTTTCACAAAAAGATAGATCATAATCACTTAAATAATGATTATAAGAATAATCTAAAACATGTAATCCGTACATATCTCTATGTGGTTTATCTTTTTTTTGTTCGTGATATTTTTTACAAATTTCTATCAATTGTTCAGCATCAGATTCGTTTATAGAATCTTCTTCAATTGATATTAATTTTGATCTTAGATTTCTTCTTGCATCTTGTGGGGCTGATGTCGTATTGATCATTTACTAAATTTATAATTTGTATTAATTGGAGTAAAAGATTCTCCGCATCCACATTGTCCTGTATTTGATATAAAAATAAATCCCTGTTCAACTAAGTTATCATCTTTATAATCAATTGTAATGGATCCGATAACATTATTTAATAATTCTTTATCAACAATAATTCTTCCATTTTCAAATGTCGCATCACTTAATTTTAATTCATCAGTAGATTCTAAAGTCCATTTCCATCCAGAACAACCTCCTGGATCAGCATTTACTCTAATAAATTTTTCAGTTGCTTCTGAGAAAATATTTTTTGCTTTGTCTGTGATTTGTATTTCGTACATTACATCCAACTCGGTGAGTTTTGGGTTTCATCTCCTCTGTCTATCATAAAAGAGGTCTTGCATCCACAACTAGATTTTGCTTTAGGATTATTGAAAACAAATCCTCTATTCATTAAATCATCATTCCAATCAAGTATTAATCCTTTAATATAAAGCAAACTCTTTTTATCGCATAATATTCCAACACCAAAAGATTCAAAAAACTTATCAAATTTGGTTGGTCTTGAATCTAAGTCAAGAACATAAGTAAAACCCGAACAACCGCCTGCTTTAATACCAACACGCAATGAAACATCTTCTGTAACACCTTGTTCGGATAATACTTCTCTTATTTTATTAGCACTTTTTTCAGTTAATTCTATCACGCCGATTGTTTTGCTTTATAATCCTTTATAGCCGCCTTAATTGCATCTTCTGCTAAAACAGAACAATGAATTTTTACTGGTGGTAATGATAATTGCTCTACTATTTCTGTATTTTGAACGGTCATTGCATCATCAATGCTCATATCTTTTACCCATTCAGTTGCTAAAGAAGATGCCGCTATTGCAGATCCACATCCAAATGTTTTGAATTTAGCATCTACAATTTTATCACCTTCACCAACTTTAATTTGCAATTTCATTACATCACCACACTCAGGCGCTCCCACAAGACCAGTGCCAATGTTAGTATCAGTGGAATCAAAACTACCCACATTCCGTGGTTTTTCATAGTGGTCTATTACCTCTTTTGAATATGCCATATGTTTCTTTCTTTATCAAAATATGACTGGGCAATTTCTTATAAGAAATCACCCAGAAGGATTGTCCTTACTTCTTCTCTACAAACTCATAAAGTTCAGAAGCCTTTTTCTTAATATCATCTATAGAATAAGTTTCTGGTTGAAGCCTTTTCCATAACTCCATATTAGCATCACCAGTTTCTTTTGCGTGTTCCCATGCCTGAAACATCATATTTTCAGACCTAGCAACCTGATCAGCAAGATAACCTTGAGCCATTTCAAGAATTTTAAATCTAAGTTCGTATGGATTTGACATAATTTCTCCTCGTGTGTGTGTTATTGTGTGTGTTAAGTTAATGGGTTGATTCTGTTCCAAGGCCAACCCAAACCCGTCAGCAATTAAGCGGCAAGAGCCACTTGTGCTGGAGTATAATCAGCATTATTTGCGATTAAGTTTAAATGACATTTTACATCTGTCAAGATGGTCTCCTCTGCATAATCACATCCAATCGAATTCCTAAAACACCCCCAACACGGGTCACAATAATATTGCTTCAAGTAAAAAATAACCACCAATCACGCAAGTTAAAAGGAGAACCCACATGATCATATTTTGTGTATCGTTCATGTGACTCCTGGTGGAGGTGGGCGGAATCGAACCGCCGTCTTAAATGCTACTCTACAGTATCATCAACTAAAACTATTTAGATAAATCTTGTGTAACATCCTTTATTTTGTTAATTTGTTTTGTAATTATTTCTTCACGATTTGGCCAATATATGTAGTCTTTTTCTGGGTTTTTCATTAAATTATACAAGACAGGTAGAACTAATTTTTCTACTTCCTGCATGTCTTTCACATATTTTTCTTCAAGATAATCTTTTTTATAACCAATTTCTTTTATAGCAGAATCTATTTTCTTTTCTAAATTTGAAAAGTCTTGTGATTCCGCTTGTTTTGTTACTTGTTCAATTTTTTGATCTAAGTCTGTGGTTTTTGATTTATATTCTTCATCATCTACTGCCGAAAAACCAAAATCAAAATTAGCATATTCTTCAGGTATTTGTGCCATGTTCGTATCCGTATTTGCAAACCCAATAAGAGTCAACTATGTCTGAAACAGGATTTTTGTCGTGTTTGGTTTGAAATTCTTCTGAGAGATTTCGTCTTGTATCAGACATGAAAGAATCGTGCATTAATTCTTTGTTTGCGTTTCCCTTACCAGATGCGTATTTTTTGATTACTGTTGGAGGTACCATCTGATAACGTATCCCCCAATCTGTTAAAAAGTATTTTAATATTGCCATATTCTCACCAATGGTAAAAACTCTTCCAGTGGCGGCGTAGGCGTAATCTTCTATAAAAACTGTTTTAGGTCTATTGTTAAATTTTACAATGCTATTTACTGTCCAATCTGCTAACTGACAATATCTTTGCATCTCTGTATTATATTTAGGATATTTTGAAACTCGTATATTAGGAGCAGAATGCCATTTTTCTAATTGTTTATCTGTTTGTACTATACAATAATGCTTAACATTTTCGTATTTCCATTCACCTAAACATTCTGTTATTGCTGGACTTGTTAATGAATAATCTATTCCTACATGTAATTCAGGTGTCCCAGTTGTCATCGTCCTCTTCAGACAGTTCTATAATCTCACCGCA